CTTTTATTTCTCAAGTAATCTTTCATTCTTTCAATGTCGTCAAGTTCACGAATAGGTTCTACTTTTCTCAAAACATCACCTCCAAACTACAAGAAAAGGCAGGTTGTGCCTGCCTTCATAATTATTTCATAATATAATTTTAGCACATTAATTCGTATATTTACTCCGAACTTACTCCAAATTTACTCCAAGAAAACTCCAAAAAAACTCCATTTTTTTTTATTCTAATGTTTCAATTTGTTCTCCATTTCGATAAAGCTCAGCAAATGCCATTAAAGCCTTATCCAAGATATCGTAATAAGAACTTTCTGAGATAGCTAAATCCATTGAGATTGTTTCGTCTTTCTTACAGTCCCACTGAAGATATTTCTCATAAAGGATTCTACGATATAATGGATCATGTAATCCACTTACTGCTTGTTCAATTGCATCAAGTTCAAGTTCAGCATCAACTTTTCGAATTGCTAATTTCTCAACTTGGCTATTTCTGCTGAATGATTGAGAGCGTGGCATGAATGAGTAGGTAGTTGTTACCTTCTGTCCATCTATGTCATTAGCTACTCTTCTCCATTTTGGATATCCTTTCAGAATTCTTTTGGCATTTTCTTTTGTTTTAGATTCATTTATGTCTGGAAAGAAAGGCATCGTTCACCTCTTTTCTATGCCGTGTAATATTTCTAAGTCTATTTAGTTTTTAAATAACTTTTCCATCAAATACTAATGTAATTGTACCTGTACCGTCTTGATGCTTAGATACTAACGCTTGACAATCTGAGCCGAGCTCGACACCTTCAATCGTGATACTTCGTTTTATGTTGTTAACGTTGATGATTGCTCCGTTTGATGTTTTAATCCTCACGTTCCATTTCCTCGATCAACCAATCAAGGTTCTTTCTAGCCTTCTTAAAGCATCGATGGACTCCATTCCAAATCGACCTTGGTAGTGATTTGGTTTGTTTACATTGTCAATTTGTTCTGGTTTCATTGTTTCTCCTCCAAAAGCTCTAGATTTTCATATCTTACATCTAGAAATTTACTTAACCAGCTGATCACTTCGGCACTAGGTAACTCATTTCTTTTTCTATTTGTGCAATAATTAGCTACAACCATGTCCAAGAAATTTCTGCTACAGTTAAAATTTGGATGTGCTAAAATATGTTTTTTTAATCTTTCGGCAATTGATGTGTTCGGAACGTAGACCAATTGTTTTCTTATGTGATTATAAAATCTTTTCGCATCGCTCATTTTATCAAACCTTTCAACTGTTTTCTGATAAGACCAACTTTCGGGAAATCTGCAATTGCTTTATTCCCGTTTATGACAATAAATTTTCTCAACATTTTAGGGTTTTGTTGTGTCAGTTCTAAAGCCTGGTTAAAATTCAACTTTCTGATTCGGCCCATATAATGACCAGAACAAAATTCAAAATTATTGATAAAGCATTGCTTGATAAGTTCATCTGTCCATGATTTTTTTATTTCGTATTTAACTCCTAAAAAATCAAGTTCCTCTTTCACCTTTTGTAAAAGTGGATTTTTAGGATTTGTGTTAATAATAATCATACATACTCCTTGTTTTCGTAAATATTTCCGACAACTTCAAAATTTCCTCCGTGGGAAAAATTAGACATATAATCAACATTCCAGCGGTCATCGTGTGGTTTCAAACGATAACTTCCTCTCTCATTATCGTAAAAAACAGTATAAGTGCTATCAAGAACCCGAACTATATCCCCCTCGAAAATTTCTGTGTTGGTTTTGTCAAACAATCCTGTTGACTGCATGAGGATAACATCTTCAAAATCAAAGCAGTCACTTTCACAAATTCCACCCCAACACAAATCGATTTCTTTTGCGTAATATCGAATTGTCTCAATGTTGTCTGCGAAACATTTTTCTTCTTTTATCCACGCTCTAAATCTTGGTATCATTCCGTCACCTCCTCAATCTCAATTCCCTCACAATCGAATGTCCAGCCGAAGCCTGCATCTTCTAACTCTTTGCGGGTGTGGTGTGTGCCATAAAGTGAGTTTTCTTCCCGGTCTGAGAAAAGCCATTTGTTTGAATGTTTTTCACGGTTCAAAGTTTCGTGATTTCCACAAATGCCTTTCACCTTGACCAAATACCGTTTTTCCTTCTCTACCTTGTAGCCGAATTGGTGCATGTTTACGAGGGTTTGAAATGGTTTTGTGCTAGCGTTTAGAAACCACCTATCAAATTCATTAAGTTTAGCACCGTCAAAAATCGATGAAATATTAATGATATGTCTAAATAAATTCCCTTCAAAATCATCCTTGTTCTCTTCATACCATTCAGCAACAAACTGCAGAACCACTGGTTTATTCAATTCTTGTCGAATTTTATCAGCGTCTTTCAGTTGATTGCCAATCCATTCTCCCTCAAGTTTGCCTTGCTCATAACCCTCACGCCATTTTGCACGACTAAAATCCTGTTCAAATTCACCCATGATAGCTTTCAGCCAGACCTCTCTATCATGCAATGGCAATTCTCGTAATCTTACTAGTATATTCTTGACGTAGCGTGGAGCTTCGTCTGCGTGACCTGTTTCGGGTTCGTCTAGTTGTTCGATAAGTTTGATAACTTCTTTTTGTTTCACAAATAGAGTTCCTGAAAAAAATGTTTCAACCGTCATTCCATTAATTTTATTAATAACTTCCTGTTTATTCATTCTTCAGCCTTTCTAATTCTTTCTGATAGCCTTTAATTTTCTTCCGCCAAAAATCACGTTCCGCTGACCTCGTGTGCACCGCTGATTTCTGACTTGGTTTCTTCAGTTCTTCAATTCTTTCTTCTGCCGCTTCGATTGAATGTTCTAGCGATTCAATCATAGCTTGTTTTATTGCGTTCATTTACTATCTCCTAAAATGGCAAATCATCATCTGAAATATCCAAAGGATTGGTAGCTCCGAAACTTGCTGGCATCTGATTTTCCATGCTCGAATGGTCCGCAGTCTTATCTCGCTTTTCCAAAAGCTGAAAGCTTTCAGCTACAACTTCCGTCACATAGACACGTTGTCCTTGCTGATTTTCATAACTACGAGTTTGGATACGCCCAGTAATTCCTACCAGGTTCCCTTTTTTACACCAGTTTGCGAAATTTTCAGCCTGCTGGCGCCAAATCATGCAATTAATGAAATCAGCTTCACGATCACCTGCTTGATTCTTAAAATTTCGATTAACTGCCAAATTAAATGTAGCAACTGCAATGTTCGATGGTGTATACCTTAATTCAGCATCACGAGTTAACCGACCAATAAGTACGACGTTATTAATCATTATTATAGGTCCTCCTCTTTTACAAACACCCCGTCAATCATTTTCCCTTTGCGGTCTTTGATAACGTTGTATGCTTCTTCTAAACAACTTTCAGCTGTAGTTCCATTACAAAATGAAACCGTACTAACCACGCTGTCAAGAAACATTAAATCTGCCTTAATTAAAGGAATCTGTGTCTCATTGTGACAGATATGAGCATATAGCTTTTGAGCGATATTGCCCAAACTGGAAACCATTAACAATAATTCAAGTTCTTGTTGATTAGCCGAAATCTGAGCACCATTCTTAATCTGTTGATCAAGTCCAATCAAAACTACCTGGATGTCTCCGAGCGCATCGTAAATCAGTTCAGATTTATCCTTTGCGATACCTTCAAATAATTCTCCTGACTCTTCCATCAACTTCAAGAACTGTTTGACAGGATTTGCTTCATGTAAATTTCGGTCAACAAACCACTGTTGAACCTTTTCTTCCAAATTCATTTTTGTATTCATCTTATTTTTCCTCCGTTTTCTTAGTAATCAAGTAGTAGCAATCAGCTGCAATGAAATAGAATTCAATCATCTTTACTAAACTCCTTGTAAATTTTTTTGAATATTTCTAACACCAATTTTTCAGGTATATTAGATCTCTCGTTGTATGATTTTGAGAAGTTTTTCCACTCAATATCCTGCTTGATAATTTTATTTTTAAGATTAAGTTCAATATTGCTTCCAAAAATCGTCCGTTTTTGTAAAGGATAATCATAATTATTGTATCTAGCTAGATTTTTGTATGGAATTCTGAATCCGATAATATCCTCAATGTAAGGCCACAGTCTGTCAGCTGCTGGATTCTCAATAACCCAAAATTGTGGTCTATATCTTTTTATGATTTCTATTGTGTTGAAAGCTGTTAGCTCGCCATTGACCCTTTTTAAAAATTGCCTGTCGTACTGATAATTTATATAGGCTGACTCATAATCCTGATTTGCCCTGATCGTGAACGGTGAAGGTCTTACTTGTGGAGCGAACAAGCTATCAGAAACATCATTGCATTTCCAACACGCATTTCCATTTTCCATTGCAGAAGCATTTGACCATGATTCACATGGTGGACTAGCTATTACAAGGTCAGGTTTTGGTAATTTGTCTAACACGTCAAAGAGCGTGTTATCTCCAAATAAACGTTTGTAATCAGCAAGGTCTAGATTTATAAAATGATTGTTCTTGTTTTCTATATCTATTCCGACTGAATAGATTTCAATATTCGCCCCCCCCGAACTATTCAGAGAGTTAGCACCCTTGAAGTAAGAACCATTCCCACTATCAAAAAGTGCCCAGACTGTCATTTTTTTGATAATCAATACCTCCTATCCTTCATCCCAGACGGATACACAAAGCATCTGCCAGTTGCTCCCTCAAAGATACGACTTGATAAAGCACCATTCCCAAAATCATCCGAGTAAAGCTCCTTAATCTCTTCACTAGACAGATTCGTGTTGATAATCGTATTCGTCCGATTATCCAGGATCTTGAACAATATCTGATGCGCCCACTCATTCCGCTTCGTGTCGGCCTTTCGACTCTCTTTCCCAAGATCGTCCAAGAAAAGAAAATCAACCTCAGACAATAGCTTGACCATCTTCGCTTCTGAATAGCCATTGTCAAACTCAAAGCTTTCACGAATCTTATCAAATAAAGTAACGACTGACACAAAGAGCACGCTTTTAGGTTCATCATAAGACTTGAACTGCTCATTGAGAAACCGAGCTAATCCATAGGTCAGATGACTCTTACCAACACCAGAAGGTCCTGTGATGATGGCATTTCCAACCGTACCTTTGGCATACTCACGTTCCAATCGCTTCACAAAATTCATAGCCTTTTCATCAATATCAACCTGAATCTCATAGTCATGTAGTGACTTGCTGGCCAGCTTACTTGAAACGATACTGTCACGAGCAAAGACCTCGTAAGTGTCCGATAGCTTGCTTTTAACTTCAGATTCCATATTCAACTGCTTTTCAAAGAGACGAATGTTCTCTTTCTCGCATTCAGGACATTGACTGATTTCCTCAACCTTGCCCTTGATGGGAATCTTAACAGACCAAAGATGGCATCCATGAATTTCACAGACATCATCAAGAACTGTTCTGGTTCTGAATTGTTTAAACTGTTTCATTTAAAATCCTAGCCTTTCATCAACTGCTGATTGAAAAGAGTGAACTTTTCGTGGCATAGGTTGGTTCAGATAATTGTCCATCTTATTGCCAAAAAGTGTTTGTGGTTGAAGATACTGTTCATACTCTGTACCTTTCCACTTAGCGACCATGATGTCCACAACCTTTTTAAAATCTTCAAGGACATAACCCTCTTTTAGCCTTGCCTTGATAAATTTTTGATGACTAGCAGTGTCAACCTTAAAATTCTTCTTAGCTTTCAAATTGAGATAAGAAATAACTTCTTTACAAATCAACAATTTATTATTATCTATATCAGTCTTTATAATATCAGTCTTTATTGTTTGTACTTCTTGCGTATCCAGAGTGGTATTTTCTACGGTTCTGGATGGTAATTTCTCCGGTTCAAGAAATGTTTGTTGAACAATTTTGGGACCAAGGATATAAAGTCGATTTGGCTTAGTCAATCCTTGACGCTCTTCCTTTAGCAAACCTGATGTCACAAGTTCCTTTTTAATCTTGGTTACTGTCTTCTCTGAACATCCAAGTTCTTCACAAAATTCAGCTGTAGTAAAATACATAAAAACTTTGCCATTTCGATCATGCCACTTTGACTCCAAAGATAAATCCAAACGATTATAGAGCAATGCATACATAATCTTTGCATTGTTTGATAGTTTTTTATATGGCTCTTTAAATAGCCATTTGGGTAATTGAAAGTATTGATACTTTTCAACTTCATTTTTATAATATGTCTCAGCCATATACTATTCCTCCACACTTGAAAATTTTGTGTATTCTTTGTGAAAATACAACTTCACTGTGCCTAAACTGCCATGCCGATTCTTTTCCAAGATCAGTTCGGTTACGTTATTCGCTTCTTGACTGTCTGCCTGTTCCTTCTGATAGTAGGCCTCACGATACAAGAATGCTACGATATCTGCATCTTGCTCAATAGAGCCAGACTCTCGCAAGTCTGCTAGCATTGGCCGTTTATCTTGTCTCTGTTCAACTGCACGACTTAATTGAGATAAAGCAATGACTGGTACTTTTAAATCTTTTGCAAGTATCTTCAATTCCCTTGATATTTCAGAAACTATCTGCTGCCGATTTTCTCCTTTTGATCCAGTAATTAACTGCAAGTAGTCAATGATAATAACACCAAGCCCACCCATTTCTTGGGCAAGTTTTCGAGCTTTTGAACGAATTTCTGAAATACGAATACCTGCTGTATCATCTACGAAGATAGGAGCATCATAGAGATTGCTTTGAGCATGCACAAGCCTTCTCCATTCATCTGTACTTAAATTCCCAGTCTTCAAATGATAACCTGGAACCATCCCTTCTGATGCAACCATCCGTTCAATTAAGTCTTCTGCTCCCATTTCGAGTGAAAAAATAACAGTTGGTTGATTTTCTTTCACAGCTACATGCTTTGCTATATTCAACGCTAATGCAGTCTTACCCATAGCAGGACGTGCAGCAAGAATGATAAGGTTGTCCTCATGAAGACCTGTTGTAATCTTATCTAATCCTATGAAACCTGTAGAAATCCCTGTCACAAATCCATCTGTCTGCGAGCGAGTCTCAACTATTTGCATATGTGTGTCTAGAATATCGGCCACATTACGAAATCCAGTACCTGTATTTTGATTACTGATATTGATAAAGGATTTTTCAGTTTTAGCAATGATGTCACCAATCGATACATCACCTTGGTAGGCACTAGATAATGAATCAGACAAGTCAGCGATGACTTTCCGAAGAGTTGCCTTCTCTTTTACTAATTTTGCGTAATGCTCCACATTTTTTGAAGTTGGTGTTGAATTTACCAACTCGACAACGTAGTTTATACCACCGATATTTGAGATGTCACCTTGATTGGTAAGAGCAGACACCATAGTCGTAGCATCGATTGGCTCACCTTTTTCAAGCAATGACAACATAGTTTTAAATACAATCTTGTTGGCAGGCTTGTAAAAATCGTCAGGAGTTAATTCGTCTGCAAGTGATATCATCGTTTCCGGTGAGATAAAGACAGCACCCAGAACCGACTGCTCTGCAACTAGATCATGGGGTAGTATTCTAAAATCTTCACTCATACACTCTTCCTCCAGTAGCTTTCTAAGTCAATATTCATGACAGCAGCAAGATTCTTCTGCTCGGTTAAGATTTGTCTACGGTAAGGAGCCAGACCAGCTTGTCGCTCTTCCTCACTTTGTGGCAAGTAGTATCCATTTGGTTTCGTCTTCTTAGCCACAATAGGGTGTCTAAAATTAACTCGAAGACTTTCAATGACTTCTTCTAACTTACGTTTTGAGAGTCCAGTTTCTAAACGTATTTCACTTGCTTGAATTGGAAGGTCGAACGTAGCGCAATTAAGAATCATATTTAACACCCGAATTTCCATTTCGTTCATGTTGCGACTTACACTCATATTTTTATCCCTTATTTCAATCCTACTGGTGGATCCACATCGTATGTAAATTGCTTATCTGAATTTCTCAGATTCATACGAGCGATGTCGCTTGCGATTAGTTGTCTGTTTTTCTTTTTAGATTCTGCTCGGTCATCTAACTCATTTACTAGTGCCCAGAGCAAAAAAAGCATTGTTGTTCCGAAATAGATATATTCAATCATTTTGTGTTTTCCTTTTCTTCATAGATTGCTACGATTTTTTCAAGATCTGCGATACGTTGATTTGCTTGCTGATATTTTTCTTGAAGGTCTATCAATTCCCTGTTCGTATCCAACGCAACCAATCGCCAGTCGGTGTTGACTTCGATTTTTGTTGTGTTGAAGAACCATTTTGTGATTTTTTCTAGTAATTTCATGTAATTTCTCCTATATTGCAGTTTTCTGCCAGTTTTCGTGATACCATTCAATCACGGCATCCCTTGGATATTTCTCGCGCTTGCCCTCAATTCTTGGGAAGTCTGCGTGTCGGTTGAAACGTTCGTCAAACGTTGACGTGTCTTTTGTTCCAAGTAACATTTCGGAGCATTGCGACTTGTTCAGTTCCATTGGATAGCGCCTTTTCTCATCGGTCACAATCGTCATGACTTTGAGTGTTCTATCCATCAATCCAGCTTCAAACTGATCTAATAATTGATTCATTAAGTCATTCATGATATAATTTCCTTAGATATTTTTGATAAGTGCCTGATTGCAGTCAGGTGCTTTTTTGTTAATAAATCTTACTTTCCATCGCCCTGAGCTCTATCTCATGGCTAACTTGTTTCAATAGCTTCTCACATGCTATTTTAGCTTCTCTGTATGTTGTGTTCTCTCTGATAAAGTAATCAGCGAGTTCTATGATTTTATCTTCCATTCAACCTCCTATATCGGCCTTGAGACCGATGTGATTCCTTCTTGATTTGATATAATAACTTTTGACTAGGACCTCTCACTGTTTTAGTCAAAAAAACAACAGAAAGGAGCAATCTCATGTCAAAGACTCCAATAAAACCTGGAACAGACAATCAGAAACCCGGCCACTATGTAGAGGTGGGACCTCGTGGTGGAAAAGTCACTAATGGTCATACCGCAACTATTGGAAAAGGTGATCGGCTACCTCCGACATCAGCTAAAGGCAACGGCTGGAAGAAAGTCTAATCTTCGTTTGCGTACAATCGTTCAATGGTTGTACGCTTTTTCCATAAACAAAAGCACATTCCAAAAATATTTATTTGAATCCATGCTTCAGCGTAATCTTTCCCATCTCTGGCGTAATGAGTTATATAATGGTGAATCATATTTTTCCTTTCTAATTTTGGTATAATAAAGACAATAAAATGATTGGAGAAATCTTATGATATTTCAAGCGAAAATAACCTCTTCTACCTCTAGACCTGTAAATGTTGATGATAGCTGTCCAAATTGTAAAAAACCAACCAATCCAGATCTTGTAAACTCTTCTTATTTTTATCTTGGAGAAGATAAAACAAGCCTAGTATTAACATTTAGATGCTTAGGTTGTAAGCACTTCTGGACAGAGGAGTTTATAGCTACAAGATATTCAACCAATAACTACACTCAAGAATACGATATCGAACATATAAAAGTAACTCCTAATCTTCCTAGTGATATACCTATATCTGACGATGTAGAGATAGTTTCTCCAATTGGTAAGCAAATCTATGTTCAAGCACTAAAAGCTGAACATGAACAACTAGACCACATTGCAGGCATCGGATATCGAAAGGCACTAGAGTTTTTTGTTAAAGATTTCTCTATTATTACCAATCCTGGCGATGAAGAAAAAATCACTAAAATGTCATTGAAACAAGTTATCGAAACATATATCAAGGATGAAGATCTTAAAACATTTGCACTAGCATCTACTTATATCGGCAATGACGAAGGTCATTACTATAGAAATAATCCTGATAAAGATTTTAAAGACCTAAAGAACTACCTGCACGGAGTTATTCACTACATGGAAATGAAACTCAATTTCCTTGATGCTCAAGAGCTTGTGAATCGTTCAAAGAAATCTTAGAGTCAATTTCATCCAACTTCTCAGCAATATAGGTCACGGTCCTCAATATTTCATTGAGGGCTGTTCTTTCTAATTCGTTCATATTCCTCTCCTTCAGCACCTAATTTTGATGATTAGGTGTTTTTTGTTGCATAGCACGCTTTCTGATAGCTTTTCCCAAACAATCAGCTAGATGAAGCATGGTTGGAATATTCCATCCCTTGATGTTACTAATAGCTCTTAAAGCTTCATCATAGGTTT